GCAAGGGCATCGGAAAGCAGGTCGCCGGCTACTCCACACGTCCTCCAGAGATTGACAATCTTCCGCAGGCATTCCACGTTCTGGTCCATAAGGACACGGAACAGGAACCTACGGAAGGACTCTGGGGCGTCATGGAGAGCCTGCGACGGCCGCGCCGCGGGGAACCCGCCCCCCCCAACCTCCCTAGGAAGGAAAGCAGGAATGCCCACCTGCGAAAGGGCGCCCGACTCCGGCCTGAGCACTTTGACCAACACATGTATGGCCTTCCTCTTACGAGGGGAGGTCCACGCAGGTATGGCACTTGTGATGGCCGGGCCGGCGGTAGCCCAAGTCGGCAACTCGAATGGAATGGGACCCGATACGCGCTTAATGGCAAAGTGGCCAGGATGTACCAGGGAACGAACAGGTACATAGTCGATCATATGACTGGCCACAAAGCAGCGGTATCGGGGATCCAACCCTGGAACCGACTTCGCAAGGTAGTGCAGCAGGCTGTAGTCTGGAGCCGGGAACATGTCAGAATCGAACCAGCACATCTGCTCCGTAAAGAGCAGAAGGTGGTTCGAAACCAAATGTTTCCCGGCAGAAAGGCCACTGCCTACTGCGGCAATCCTGTCCTCATAGCCCCGGTGAGCGGACGATGGAAGAATCGACGCCAGGTCGTCGCCGCAGGTGGCAAACCGGCACAAGCCTTTAACAGCATGTGCCGGGAGGCCAACCTTGCGGCCAACGTCCCGGATCGCCGACTCGCATGCCCAGATATTGATGATGTTGAGAATGAACCACGAAAGCGGCAAGCCCATAAGGCAGCCGCCGGTGGTTTCATCAATACCGGGCAGTCCGTCGTACTCGACGCTCATAGGGCCGAGGATCCTTCTCCCGAGCGACCAAACGTCGGGAGGGAGGTTAGCCCCTTCACACACCCCGTCCCAAACGGCGTATATGCTTTCGCGCGTGAACCCGTCTGTAGCTTTTGTCAAATCGGCCGATACCAGGAGGAGGTCACCGAGGTCGATCGGGCACTCGAAGCGGCGGTCGACGAAGTCTGCAAAGACATCTTCGAGCCTGCCACCTTCGAGAGAAGCCCGAACCCTCGGATCCCTCTCCAGCATCGGCCAGACTACAGAACGGACAAGATGACCGACCTCGACCACGTCGGCAGGCGACTTTGTGACGACACGGCATTTGAAGCCGCGCTCACGAATCACACTTGCCGAACATGGAAGAGGGCCGGTCCGCGAAGCAAAACGCTTGAGGGAGACGTCCCTGAGAATCCTCGCAATACGGGAACGCTCAAGGTCGGGATCAGTGTAGAGATTGCAAACGTACTCTACAGTCCCACGCTTGGCGTGTTTACCCATGGTATTGCGATTCTCCTCGCCCTGCTCCGTGAAGCGAGTCGGATCTCTAAAGGTGGGGAACCCATGGTCATCGCGATCGGCAGGCTCTTCCATCCACTCATCCACCATCTCCCGGAGGTCAGCACGCATACCTCCGAGGCGGCGGGAATAGTCAAGAGTGGCAGAAGAACTAGCCGAAAGCTTGGCCACCGAAAGATTGGCGTACTTGCCATACTTCCGGCCCCATTGAGTCGAGAACCGACGAAGCTCCTCCACGTAGAGAGGGTCTGTTTGATGGGACTTCGTCAGGGTGTCCCGGTGAGCCGAGAGCGAGTCTTTCGCAACCGCCGTGTCGGCAGGGGGAAGAGCACGCGCAAAGGACGAGAGCTGCAGAAGCTCCCGAGCGCGGTCAACTCCCTTCCGATCACGGCGGATCTTTCGCAATATGCGATGACACGCTTTCGGCAGTCCGGGGTGAAGAGGTGGGGGCTGCGCAAAATGGCGGACTTCGGCAGGGACGGGACCACCGATTGCGGCTGCGAGGGACCGGCTGGCGTTAGCCCAAGACTTAAGTGCCTTGGCGACGAACGCCGGACCCATGCCGACGGTGGATACCGTAACCCATACCCGAAGATCCTCCCAATCGCGCGAAGGGATTTGGACTTCAACAAGTTGCATAGCCGCCCAGAGGCTCTCCCATGTCGGTTGGATGAAACCAACCCACCGACTACGGATTGCCTTCGGAGCGGCATCAACATGCTTGAAGAAGGGAAGGTGCTCGCGCCTCTCGGCTCGAGTGAGTGTACCAGACTGGAGTCGCGCAAACCTAAAACTAGGTTTACGGACCCCGTGGGAACGGAGATAGGACTTCTTAGAAGACCTCTTTCCGCCCCGGGGAACGACGCGCTCCAAACCGAAGCCACGTGATGTGACTTCCGCTATGGTTAACGCCATGGCCCCACC